CGCTCATGCCGCGCCAACCCGCTGTTCCAGCACCTGGAAACGGACAAGGCCGAGATCACCGTGCTGCCGGAGGCCTGTGACGGCAAGTGCGCCTTCAGGCACGTCGGCGTCACCGTAGCCTGCGGTTTCGAAGTGGTGCACGCATGCCAGTGCAACGGCAACTACGCCCAGGCCCTGGTCGAGCGGGTGGTGAACGTGGAGGTCCAACCCGACCGGCAGGCCGGCATCCGGGTGGCCATGGCGGCCGCCAACATGCTGGGCTTCGACGTGCGGGACTGCTCCACCCGCCCTTCGCTCATGGACTGGTCAGGCCGGTCGACCTTCAGCCTGCCACGCCGGCGCGACGTCCGCTTCACCCACCACGCCTCCGACCCGGACGGACCCTGGAAGCACAGCGCAGGCTTCGTCAAAGGTGAGGTCTCAATCAAGCGCAGGGGGGAGGAGGTCACGCCCCGGAACATCCAGCCGACGTGCGACCAGCTGCGGGTGAAGATCGGTCCCGCGACGCTCGGCGCCATGAACATGTCCAAAATCGTCTTCCGTGGGCCGATCACGCTTGGCGTCGGACAGACGGCCGAAACGCTGGGCGCTTGGTACTCCGAGGCTGTGGAGCGCGCGGCTGGCAGCGGTTTCCGGACCGAAGACGTGAGCTTCATCAACGCTGACTTTGGCCGGTTTGACGGCACGCACATCTACAAGAGAGGCCAGATCGTCGGCGCGACACTGCAGCACCTGCTGGGCACCCCGCTTGCCGTGCTCGCCACCGAGCAGGAGGCGATGGAGTGCATGGCCCGCGTCAACGGGCGCAACCCGCGCCCCGGCCAGTTTTCCGTGCTCTGCATCGAGAAGGAGACCAGCATTTTCTCTGGCATGGACCCCACGACCATGCGCAACATGCTGACCAACGCCGGGGTCCACGCCGCCGCCCTTCGCGAGCTCATGGCTGAGGAGATCGACATCGTGTGGAACACCGGCGACGACGACGCGATCACCCCGCCCGACGGAGTCGACTCGCGCAGCTTGCCCCTGGGTGTGCGGGCTGAAGCCCACAGCACAATCACCGACGACGTGATGGCCGCCCTGGCTGGCACCACGCTCCGCAACAAACGCATCGCCTGGGACAGCCGGATCTCCACAGCCGTCATGGGCGACGACGGCGTCACGGTCGCGCCCACGCGCCTTGTGAGCAGGTACCAGACCATTTTCAACAGGCTCAGCCGTGAGATCGGGCTCCGGCCGGAGACACAGGTCGTCCACAGCCCCACCGAGGCGCAATTCATCAGTGGGCTTTTCTACCCCTGCGACGGGGACGCGCACGTGCTGGCCCCGCTGGTTGGTCGCACGCTGATGAAGTGGGGCATGAAGCAGCAGGGCAAGACGCTCACGCAGTGCTACGGCGAGATGAGGGCCGACGCCATTGCCATGTCCGTAAACGCCCACCATGTGCCGGTTCTGCGGGTCCTGGCGGCGCGCATGGAGCAGCTCACGCGCGGACACAAAGCC